CCCAAAAGCGTTTTAATTTCGTTAATCACATTCATATTTATAAGTATTTATAGTTTAAATTAATATTATTTATATTTGTTATAAATTACGAACTTACATTAGTTATAGTTCTTGTGTTATCGGTGTTAGTTGTTACAACAACTTGTTGATTTGTTAAACTTCCAATTCCTTGTTCTGATAACTCACCGTTACAACATTTTGAACTGTATGTTCCATCTTTACATACGCAGCCTCTTTTACCACCTTTTGGTGAACTTGTTTTGTTTCCCATAATTTTATTTATTAATTTCAGCATTAGTTATTATTGATTTTATTTTATTTATTAGTTTATCTTCTTCTGATTGTGCAGATAATTTTTGTTCATCACTAAAATATCCTTCAACACTTATTCCTAAATAAGTACCATCTTTAATTTCTTGCCAAACTTTATCATTTTCAATACTCATAATAACAGCCCAAGAACCTTCTGTAGCATTTAAATTATAAATAGCAGATTTGTCCATTTTAGGGTTTTCTACTATCCAAGATTCAACAACTGAAACTCCATCTACTTCTGTTTTATGTTCTAATGTAGCATTGTTGTTATTTAGTTTTTTTAAATATAATTGACCTGCTTTCTTTACAGTTTCTTTTGAAAATTTAATGTTATATTCATAATCACCATTTCTTCTGTAAATTAATTTATCAGGTACTAAAGCCAAACCTATAATAATTCTTTTTTCATCATCAATAGATTTAAATTCTATTCTATGATTATTTAAAGCAACCCAATTTTCTTCTGTAGCAGGAAATTTTACTAAACTTAATGCTTCGATTCCATCGTTTTCAGCAGTTTCATCAATAAATAATTCTATTGTATCTAAATTTTTCATCTTTTTTATGTATATTATTAAAATAAATTAAATTTTGTTTTGTTTTAATTACTATAAACTTGCACCACGTATAATATTTCTATTCAATGCTTGTGCAGTTGTAACATCGTTTGATACTACATAGGCTTGTACAGGTGTGTTTTGTTGTGTTCCTATTGTTTGTGCTAATTGACTTGTTGAACTTGAACCAACTACGTTAAATTGTGGAGCAGATGGACCTGAACCCATACCTGCAGAACCACTTGGAGCAGAACCACCACCACCACCGCTTGGAGTAGGAACAGATAATATTGCTTGTACATTTTTCAAACCACCTGCAATAGCTAAACCTGCAGAAATATAAGGATAAGCAGGACCAAGTATAGATATTGGATTCTTTTGTGCATTTAAAAAGGCTGCTTGTGCTGCTGCATAAGTATTTATAATTGTAGCTGCTACTGCTGCTGCTTTACCTGCTGCTGTATCTCTACCCATTAAATCAGAAATATTAGTCAATAATGCTGCAGCCCTTTGTGCTTGTTCAATTTTAGCATCTGTTTCTAATTTTGCAATTTCAATTCTTCTTTTAGAATTATCTTGTGCTACTAAAGTTTCTGCTATTTGATTTGCAGTTATTACTTTTAAAGATGCTTCTGAAATTCTTGCAGCAGGTGTTAATTCATTTTCTACAGGCTCTAAATCTTTTTTACGTTGTTCTAATATTTTAGCAACCCTATCTTTTTCTAATTGTTCAGCTTTTTCTTTTGCCTTACGTTCGTTTTCTTCTTTTTTGGCTAATGCAGCTTTTCTATTTTCTTCTCTTTTTTCTAATTCTTCTTTTTCTGTTTTAGTAAGTTCTTTTGAACCTTCAGAAAAACGTTTCATACTATCAGTATAAGCATTTTGTGTTTTCTTAAAACTTCCGCCTACTTGGTCTATACCTGCTGTAATTGCATCTGCATCTAAAGTAAAAATACCTTTTAGAATTTTCATTACACCACCACCTGATTCTTTTATGAAAGTAAAGTAACCCATCATAGCAGAATAGACCATACTAATACCTTTTGAAACGTATGGTAAAGCATCTGTAGCTAAATCTATAAATGTATCAAATAATGGTTCTACTGCTCTAAATACACCTTGAAAAGCCTTCTTTAAACCATCAATTAATGGTTGTATTTTTTTCATTGCACCTTCATTTTCAGAAAATGCTGCTACCAATCCACCAAGTAATGAAACTATTAAACCAATACCTGTAGCTTTTAATGCACCACCAAAAGTTTGTGTAGCTACTTTGGCTCTATTAATTCCTGCACCAAGCATTCCTAATGGACCACCTGCTTGTTCTAAACTATCTACCCAATCAGAAGATGTATTTTTAGCAGATTTAATCTTATCTTCTAAATCATCAATTTGATTATATATCCTTTTAAATTCTTCAGAACCTGCAGCAGTATCTTTTAACTGTCTTTTTAATGCTTTTAAACCTGCAATAGATTCATCAACATTTGATTTTATTTCTAAATTTACTACTTTATTTTCCATTGTCTTTTTACTTGTTCAAAACCTTGTTTCCAAGAAGTTACTAATTTATATTTTCCCTTTGCTATTTCTATTACTTCACTTTGTCCGTAATGTTTTTCAAGTGCTAATAATTCTAAAATGTTCTTTATCATAATTCATTCAATAATTCAAGTGTACTTTCACCTGTTGTTAAATTTGTTGTTATCTTATTTATAATAAATAATCTATCTACAATTTTCATTCTATCATTTAATTTAAAGTTTAATAAAACTGATAATGGTAAATATGCTTTTAAAGTAGTTAATCTATTTTTAGGATTAAACACACTCATTATGTAGTCTTTATAATATAAATCAAATAAAGTACCTGTAAAGTTATTTGTTCCTGTCCATTCGTTTAATTCAGCTTTAAAATTAATATTGCTTGTGCTTGTTCCTGAACTTAAACTTCTACTATTAGAAGGTAATATATAAGAAGTAATTTCTTCGTGTGTAGAAGCAGTAGGTTTAAATGACATACTTACACCTGTTTGCAATATTGGATAAAACAATAAAGGTTTACAAAGTGATGATTCATAGTTACCTGTAGCAGAATTATAATTATCAGTTGCAGAATAACCCCATTGTATGTTCTTTAAAACATTACCATTAATATCGTATAATCTTTCATATTTAAAATGTGAAAATGGTAAAGTTACTTTGTATATTTCACCATCTATTTCAGATGATTCATTAAACAATTCTGTTCCCCATTCGTAGTTATATTGTTGATTGTGTTTTAAAGCTAAAAGTTGTTTAGTATCTTCATAACCAAATTCAACTTGTTTAAATGGTAAAGCAACATTTACAGATTTTGTATCTGTAGTTATGTATTCTGTAATATCGTAAACATTAGAAGTTGCATAAAAATCGTTTAATGTTTTTACTACTACAATTCCATTATCTAAATAAGCAGTTAAATTAAACATTTTAAAAATACCTGTTAAGAAGTCTATTACTTTTATTTCAGGAGTTTGTTGTGCAATATCAAATATAAATGTATTGTTTGTATTAAAACTTCCTGTATTATAAGTATCATAAACAACTGTACTTGGATTGTCAGGTAAATCATATCTTGGTATACTTAAAGCTGCAGATAAAGTTATTATAACTTGTGCCTGAATATAAAATGTATATTGGGCTACATCTAAAACACCTAAATTAATTGTTTGTGTGTTGTTTAAGGTATTACTTTGATAAAATAATTCTCCATTTCTAAATACACTAATTTTATAATCACTTGATGTAGTTGGAGTAATTACCAAATCTGTATTACCTGCACCTGTATTTTCAGTAACAACTAATGTATTATAAGTAGAAAAATAACTAACTGCACCTGTTCCGCTCCAATAGTTAATTAATTCAGGTGGATTGATTCCACTTCCTACACCTTGTACATCACCTTTAGCACGATGTAACCATAAAAATAAATTATAGTAATCTAAATTAGAACTATTAAAAAAATCTGTACTAAACGTTAAACCATATTTAGTAGCAATTGCTTGTATAATATTATTTAAACGAATAGCGTACTTTAAATCACTCCATAACAATCCGTGATGATGACCACTACCTGTGTCATAATGTAAATTTCTTTGGTCAGTTCCGTGTCCACCACTACTATCAAAATAATATCTATTTGTGTGTGAAATAAATGGTGCAACTATATCAACTGAACTTGGATTTGCCTGTAGTGATGTTAATACATTTGAACTATTATATGTTAAATTATAAGTTGATAAATCTAAAGCGTTTAATTTATCTTCGCCTATTAAGTCTTTTAAATTAACAGTATTTCCAAAATATGTAATTCTATACGCATAAGGTTTATTGTCCTTTAAATCAACTCCTTCTAACTTTACTTTACCTGTATTAAACCTAACTGCATCTATTTCTATGTATGCGTTTATTTTTATACGTGCATCGAAGCCACCATCAATATCATAATTATAATAATGTTTGAATAGTTTATTGTTTTCTGCTGTTGCAGGAATTGTAAACGTTTTAGAAAATTCTGTAAATATTTTAGATATATCTTTTACATCTTGAATCACTTGTGTAATAGAAATTGATTCATCAGCAAATAAATCTGTTCTTTGATATTTACTTGCAAAATTTTGAGTACCACCTAAACCAAGTAAAGTAGTATTTAAACAATTATAATTTTCAAATGTTCCACCATCAGCTTTTACTCTTGTGATAAATTGATTTTGAAAATCTTGTGTAGTATCTATATATTGATTGCTCTCTAAATATAAAGCTAAATTTAAAATCATAGTACATCGTTTAAAGAGTTGTAAGCGTATTCAAAATCTAATTCGTAATTAATTAATTTGTCTTTTAAAACGTTTTTAAGTTCTAAACTTTCTGTTTTTATTTTAACAGGTTTTCTATCCAATAAGATAGTTTCAGATAATAGTAAATCAGTAAGTACTTGAGAATAATTTTCATCTACAAATCCTGTATTAATTTTTATTGATTTTGTTGCAGAGTGATTAAAAGATTTCATTTGACCTTTTAACGTATTATAATTAACTGCTTCAGGCATTAGCTTATAACTTTCTTTTTTAACTTGTAAACTATTTGTTTGTGCTTTGTATAGGGTTAATGTTTGCCATCCACCATACGAGTTTATAAAGTCACATAATACAGGTGTGTATTTACATTCTTCTATTGGGTATGTTAAAATATTAGAAAATACTGTTGGACTTCCACCATCAGGTAAAAATGATAAAGTCATATTAGAACCTTTGATAAGGTTGTTATCTATTTTAGCTAAAGTAATTGGAACTTTAAATAAATAAATTCCTGTTACACCATTAAAATTAACAGGTGCAGAATATCCACCACTTAATCTATTATATGTAACAGTAAATAAATCATCAACATCAAGAAATTCAACTAATACATTTAAGTATTGAATTGTATCAGGTGAATAGGTAGTTTGTATTTGATAATTATTTTGAATAGTAGGATTGAATAATAATTTAATACGTGTATCTTCTGCAGCTTGCAAACCATCCATATAATCTGAATACCCATTAATACCTACATAAGATATTGTATCTAATAAAGTATAAACACCTGCATTATTCCAATATCGTTTTACTTTGAATCTTGCATAGTTATTATTAGTTTCATTATTAGCAGGATAATTAACATAAGTAGGTGCAATATTTTCTATATATTCTTTTACAAAGTTTGATACATTGTAACTTGTTAATCTTTGATTTGAAGTCGGAATAGGTTTGCTTAATGTGTATGTTGGTACAGTTGGTTCTGTTTCACCATTACGCCAAATAAATAATTCTATCTTACTCCCTATTTGTGTAGATTCATTTACTTGAATCATAAATGGACTTCTAACTTTTACTACTTTCATTTTTAATCTTTTAAATTATAATCTACCATTGTTTCTACATCTTGACCAAATGCTTTTACTAAATCTACATCTATATATTTCTTATATCCTGCTTCAAATGGTTTAGTAAAAAATAAAGAAGGTTTTATTCCTTTATGAAATATAGAACGTGTAATTAAATAAGCTGTTGAATCGTAACTCATAAATCTACCACGTTTATCTCTAAACTGAAATCCTTTTTGTTTAACCCATTTATTTATACCTTCTGTTAAACCACCTTTTTTACCTGTACCTGAACCAAACTTATAAGGACTATTAGGTGCTTTTAACGAACTTGATTTACCTCGAACACCTAAATCTACAAATGTTCCATAATCATCCATTTTAAAGCCTACAATAGTAAATCCTTTTTCAGTTACTATTTCACCTTTTAAACTATTATATAAACTTTTACTGCTATTCTTTCCGCCTTTAGTTAAATTACTTTTAGCTTGTTGTATTACGTAATCACGAAAGCGTTTAATAGTTGCTTCAACTTCTAACATATTGTCATTCCGTTTTCAATAGCCATATCAAATGTAACTGTAACACCTGCTATTTTATTCTCAAATCGTTCTGTAAAGAATTCAATGTTTGCAGAATCATTTACCAATTCATAATCATTAGATAAAGCACCTCTGCTTAATACTTCTAAAAATCTATTTGCAACTGCTAATTGAGTGTTTAATACATCTTGTTCGTTATCATTACCCAAGAATATATCTGTAACCTTTGACTTACTTTCATCTACAATATCCATACATAGGATTGATATATTATAATTTAATACAGGACCTGCATACGTTACTGAATTGATAATAATATGGCTTAATGGAAATATAGTTTGTTTGTTTAAATCAACTTTAAATATATCACCTGTAGTTACTGTATTAACAAATAAATCTTCTTGAAGTTTATTCTTAATTACTTGCGTTATTTCGTAAAATGTACTCATTATCTTTTTTTAATTAAATCTGCTTCTATTTGGTTCTTTTGTTTTTCAAATGTAAGAAACGTTAAACATTGGTTAATTGGTAGTTCGGTAACTCTATCAAATCTTGTAACATCACCTTGAGCGATAGCATAGATTGATGAATACCAACCCCATCTTTTTCCAAATTGTGCTGTTGCAGAATAGTCTGTATCTCCGTGTTGTTCTCCAAATAAGTCATCGTACTTTTCAATAAGTCGTTCCCTAAATTGTAAAAAAAAACATTAGCACCAAATACAACATCCAAAGGTGCGTGTTTCATTACATCACTATAAGTTATACTACCATTGTATTTTTCTATTTCGTATGTATCGTTTATTCCTTTCTTTGTAATTGGTCTATATAATACTGCCATAGCTTTATGCATATTGTCCCAATCACCTATATATGAATCTAAATCTGTATATTCACCAAATGACATATCTTCTAAATCAGGAATAAAACCAAATTCAACTCCTGCAAGTTTAAATCTATTTATAAACCTATGAGATTGTACATCGAACATTTTACCAAGTGATGCAGTTATTTCTAATACATCCTTAAATCTAATTTCTGCTACATCTTTTAAATCTATACCACAAAACGTTTGAACCATTTTCTGATTCAAGAATTCCATATCTTCATTATCTTTAGCTATCTTTAAAAAAGCCTGATATTGTGATAACTTAATTTCTTTTAATTCCGTTGGTATGCTAATCTCTAATTTCATATTATTGTTTTTTATATTAATAACTATTTGTTCAAATTGTATTAAACTAAATAGCAAAGCTATTAAAAATAAAAAAAGGCACATATTTCTATGTACCTCTTTAACCAAATTTAACCTAACTTAATCTTCTATTTGTTCTATTGCTAAATCTATAATATCGTTCCATTGTTTGTTAGATAATATTTCCCATACATCAATGCCTTGTATGTATATATCCGCATCATCTAAGCTGCTACCTGTGTTATCATAAGAATCACCTTTTATATAGAATCCTTTCACTTGAAATTCTATATCGCAATAATTTACTGTTACGTTTACTTTTTCCATTTTGTTTGTTTTAAATTTTTAACAAATGTAACAAATATATTTTAAATATGTTACAATTAACAATTCTTTAACTTTTTAAATGTTCACTTGCTATAGCATACATCTGTTGCATCTTTTTAATTTCAACTATATTACGTGGTAAGTTTATTTGAACTTCTTTACCTGTTGTGTGATGTATGTAACATTGTATTGTAGCTATTATTTGTCCGTAAGTCATAATTGATTTGTCAAGTTTTTGCCATCATTTACCCTAATAAATAAAATAGTTCCCTTTGTTTGGATTCTCTAATTGATTGCCTACTGCATATCGTAAAGCATCTATCAAGTGATTGTGATTATCTATTGGCGTGCTGCTTTTCTTTTCTAACCAACAATAGTTATTTAACTCTTTAATTAGATTGATTGATTCAGGTGATACTATCAAATCGTAATCTTGCAATAGGGCTATTCCATAGGTTACAGAACCTTGACCTTTAATTGCAGGTACTATATTCAATCCTAATGTTTGTAGTTCTGATATTAATCTTGGTTCTGCAGAATCAGCAACGATTAAACTATCTAAACAATGTTGTTTATTTAAATTGAATATCTGACTTGTTGTTAGTGCTTGTAAGTAAAACCTTTCATTAATATAAATTCGTTTGTTAGAAGTGTCTATATTGCATTCTATTAAAGTTGTAGGGTCATTACTGAAACCAAAATCTTGACCAAATACAGATTTACCTATTTGCTTGTATTCTCCAATGGTCCAATTAGTAAAGATAACACCTTCAGCTTTGTCTAACCATCCACCTAATATTTGATGCTTGTATTTTTCAGGTCTACGATTCTTTATATTCTCTATTTGATTTATAAATGATTCAGATAGGTTCTCGATGTTATCTTGGTAAGTAGTATGAATATAAGTAGTATCACCTTTGATTAAATTGCTACCTGCTTCTACACCTTTATCTTCAAAAAACTTCTTATATATAAAGTGTTCTTTTGTTGCAGGATTTAATATTAATAAAATTCTATTATGTATTCCTTTAGTACGAATACTGAAGTCTATCTTTTCAAATGTTTCTTCATCTGTTAATTCTTCTGCTTCATCTAATACCCAAGTTGTAACACCTGCCAAAGATTTAAGTGAAGCTGTTTGTGTACCGCTGCTTGTTTTAATACCTTTAAATAGGATTTTAGACCCTGTTTTAAGATTTACTATTTCATCTTTAGTTATATAAAAATCGTTGCTTAAATCAGCTGTATCGATTTTGTCTATAAATTCAGGAATAATAGAAACGTTTGCAGAAGTTAAAGTGTAACGTGTAAATAATATAACGTGTCCTGCTTCATAAGTTAATAGTAATAGAAATGAGTTAAGGGAATATGATTTACCACTTCCCCTACCTCCTGTTATTACAAAGTACCTACTATCTGAACCTAATAGATTATATTTCTGATTTATTGCTATTCCCAACTTTGAAGATATCTTTTATATTAAAATCGTTTACGTTGTGTGTAGCTTCTATAATTTCTTTTGGTTTACCAAATATATGTTCTGCAATAAATAACTGACCTCTTTGTGAATCCATTAATGTACCTTTAACAAAAGCTATCTTTGTTTCTTCTTCTGTTTCTTTATTGTACAGTTCACCTAATGCTTTTAGGAATATGTTATTTACTTTTTGCTCATCTACTTTTGTAGGTCTACCTTTTCCTAATTTATTACCCTTTTCAAATCCCATAGTTAAAAGTTATGTTTAAACATATTAATAATAAATAAAATCTATAGTTGTTTAAAGTTTTAAATTAATTACTTTTAATTTTTCAACTAATTCTATAAATTCTTTATCATCTATTTTTTTAATAGGTTTATTATCCCAATACATATCACAATTATATGCATCTTCTTCACGATTAAAGCTACCATAAGATTGCCAATATATTGATGCAGGTGCTGTATACCTGTAACACGTTTCTTTTGATGGACAAAGATTATCTTCGCATTTAGTTATATCTGCCATAGTTATTTGTTTTTAATTTCTTACTTCTATTTCTTTATATGAACAATCGTTTAATTCGTGCATAATATACCACCTATTAAAATATTTTTCTACAAATTCATCTTTTATCCATCTATAATCTCCATTATATTTACTATAATGTTTATACCATTTATCTTTTAATGAATTAAATCTATACACATACGCAATAGCTTTTTCTTTATCAAATGTAGCGAATATATCACATTCTCTATAATCTTCATATTCACCTGTACTATAGTAAACTATATATATATTTTGCATAATTATCTTTTATAAAGTTTAGCTAATTCCATTGCTACTTCTTTCCAATGTTCTGTTTGTTGCATTGTTCCCATACATAAACTTCTATTATATTCTTTAGTATATTTATTATAAAGTATTACTGCACGTTCGTATGGTGTTATTTGTTCTATTGTAGGTGTTATCATAACTTCTCAATTTCTTGTTTAACTTCGTTCCAATTTATATCCTGACCGTAGCATTCGTATTTACTGCATCCATTTTTTTCTTTTAATATCTCATTAATTGCTATTAATGCGCATTGTTTTGCTTTTACATCATTATATCCATATTCTAAATCATTATAAAATTCAGGAAACAATATTAAATAATTTGTAAATAACTCTTTTGCTTTTTCTATTGGTGTCATAATACTATAGATTTAATTATTATTACTATTGCTAATGCTACTATAAAGGATGATATAATTGAAAATGTTTCTACTGCTATCTTTTCTTGTTTTGGTGTCATAGTTTTATGTTTTTATTCATTAGGTAAAATGCTTCTAATCTATCTTGTATTAAATTGTGTTGTGTTGTTCCTTTAGTGTTTAACATTAGTGTGTTTAGTTCATCTATTATTTTGTGTTCGTATCTTGGTTTTTCTATTTGTTCTTTTAGTTCTCTTTTTAGATTAAAGTTTTCCAATGTAAGTTTATGTATTTCGTGTTTTGCTTTTTCAATATCTGAAAGTTCTTTTAATTCTGTTTCATCCATTGTAAAGTAACTTAACACACTTGCTTTAAATCTTTTTAATTCAGGATTATATTCTTCATACATTTTATAGTTCTTTAAAGCGTGTATTACTGTAGCGTGATTTAGTTCTAATGTATCACCTATTGCCTGAAGTGTTTTGTTTGGCTTTAATTCTTTTAGTATGTTACAGTATAGTGAACGTAATTCTACTGATTCTCTTTTACGTGTTCTGATTTCTATATCTGTATTCGTTTCTTGCTTAATTATTTCTTTTAATCTTTGTGTAATTTCCATTTTAAAATAGTTTTTGTTGGTTAGTGTGATTTGTTATTCTTTGTATTGCTTTATCAAAGTATTCCTTATCAAGTTCACAAGCTGTTAAGTCGTATTTATAATCGTGTGCTGCTATTGCTATTGAACCTGAACCTAAATGTGTGTCTAATATTTTATCGCCTTCTTTAGCATAAGTTTTAAGCAACCAAGAATATAACTGTACAGGTTTTTGAGTTGGATGTGTTTTTTTTT